TGGCAATAGAATTACTACTGCTCATTTCAGCACAAAAGTTTAATAAATTAACAAGGAAGATTTTACAAGATTTATAAAATAAAAAGCAATAGTTAAGATTATGGATTTTGATGTAGACTTTGATTTTCCATTTTTAAACTAATGTGATGATGTTTGGTAAAATTACGCACAACATAAATAACTACATCATAACAAGAGCATTAAATAACCAACTTTTAATATCAAAACAAATATAAACATAGGGTACGAGTTGAGTGAAAAGCAGCAGCTTGCTTATTATGCTTTACATTTAGCAAATAGCCCTATTGAAGAAGTGTTGTACGGTGGAGCAGCTTTTGGAGGAAAAACATTACTAGGCTCTATATTCCAGTTGTCAAGAAGAATTCAATATCCAAACACAAGAGGATTTATAGCAAGAGAGAATCACACAGATTTGATTAACTCAACTTTTAAAACATTTACAGAAGTTTATAATAAAATAGCACTTCCGAGAATAGGAGAAATGAAGTATAATGGGCAAGAGAAGTGCATAAGATTTCCAAATGGGAGCGAAATACTTCTCATGTACACAAGCCAGAGGCCAGGCGATCCAGAAAATCAAAGATTTGGATCATATGAATTTACGGATGGTTTTTGTGACGAGGTTGGAGAAATGAATCAAAATGCAGTAGATATACTAAGTTCTAGAATTAGATTTAATTTAATAAATAAAAAGCCAGCTCTTTTATTATGCTCAAATCCAGCAAGGGGTTGGCTAAAGGAAAGATATATTGCAGATGAACATGGAGCAAAGTCAATTTTAAAAAACTATCAACTTTACATACAGGCTAAAGTAAGCGATAATCCAGATAAGGAAAAGGCAGAGAGATATACAAAAACAATTTCCCGTCTTCCAGAATTTCACAGAAAAAGATTGCTAGATGGCGATTGGGATTATCAAGTAGATGATTATGACTTCTGTTCTGATGGCAAGCTAATTAAAATAACGGAATGTGATATAAATCCTTATCACCCGATTGTACTTAGTTTTGACTTCAACCACAATCCTACTACTTGCCACATTAATCAAAAAGTTAGCGAACGAATTAGTGAAGGAGGTGGAATTTATACATATAAAACATTTATGGAAAAAGGAGGTACAGAGAATTTATGCCTTCATTTATTGCCTTTTATTGAAAAGATATATGATGAAGGTTTTAAAAGCTCTATATTAGTTACAGGCGACCATAGCGGAACTCATCATACAAGTTCATCAGGCAATGTTAATGATTTTATGATAATCCAGAAATCATTAGGCTTACCGACAAATAATTTTATTAATACAACAAGAGTTAATCCAAAACACGTATATTCACGTACTCTAATCAACTATCTGTTTAAATCAGAGCTGGTCACAATACACCCGCAATGTGTTGAGCTTATAAACGATATTAAAAAGGCAAAGACAACAGATAAAGGAGGTTTATATAAAGATAGAGATTCAGGTCACAGCATGGATGCGCTTGACGCTTATAGGTATGTATTGCATTCAATGTTTGAATCAACGAGAGACATAGACAAATGGATTTATGCTATTGGTTAATTACAAAATTTAAATAAAAATACAAGTAATTAAATAGATAAAAATCAAAATGACGATAGAAACAAATTTACATGGATTAAGAACTTATCAAAACGCTTCTGATATACCGTACATCAGACTTTCAGCATTTGAAGCATTAACAAGACAGTCAGAAATGAAAATAAGAGATAAAAATCTTATTGACATATTCGATCAATTCACTAAACTTGCAATAGATAAAGACTTTGCGAACATTACACAATTGGCGGCATATGCTAAAAGTGTAATACAGCAAATAGCAAATCAAAATATACTTCTGGAAATAGGGTCAATATTTATTGTTCTTGAAGGTGAAGATGAAAATGACCTTCAAGAGTTTTGGACGAACAAAAAAATGCAATTGGCTTTAAGTAATAACGAAATTGCTGCTTTTTTTTTACAAACTTCGATCAGTTGTCTGAATCTATTAAAGAGCAATATGCAAAATTTGAATACCACGAACTATTTGATAGAACAGACATTGATACAGCCGGAGAAGATTCTAAACGAGTTCTTACAGAGTATTTCCAAATTATCGAAGGAATAAATAAAAGTCAGAAAGACAAGTTATACATATATGCAAAATGTCTTGGAATAGCGATAAGCGAAGTTAAGAAAATGAGATCAGAGGATTTGTTCTATGCTTTACTCTCAAATAAAGAATACGCTGAACGATATAGCAAGGATAATAGTACGCAGTCAGAAATTGAATTTTAGTAATATAATCAAACAAGTATAAAATGAGCTCACAATCCATGCTGAGTTAAAGTATGACAGCTTTTGGTATTTTAAAGTCAAACTTGTCGCAGTTGATTATGGTTGATACAATTGCACACAGCATAAATATTTACGTCATAAAATATATAACAACAAAAACCATTAAATTAATACTATTGAATAAGCAAAATATTTATTTAGTAAATTTGCAAAATGCCTGAATTTACTTTAGAAAATACAATATTTACGCTAACATCAGAGTACGAAAGCAAAGGAGTTGATCAAGCAATTCAAGACCTTGACAAACTTGACGCTAAAGTAGAATCAGTATTCAATTCAATAATAAAACAACAGTTACAAAAAACAGGTAAAGTTGCTAAAGATGAACTGGATAAAGTTGCAAATGAAGTAAAAGAATCATTTAAAAAACAAAGTAACGATTTTACCGAGTTCTATAAAAATCTTACGAAAAATGGTCTTGCTATAACAGAAGCAGAAGCTAAACAAGTATTCAATAAAATAAATGTTGCTTCTAAAAATGCTATTGACAAGCAACAGCAATTACAGAAACAAGCAAATGAGGATAAGAAAAAATTATTCTTAGACGAAGCAACAAATTACAAAGCACATGCAGATAAACTCGCTGCAATTGATAAAGATTTCGCAGCAACGAGAAAAAAGCTGATAAGTTCTGGATTGAAATTAAGTGATAGAGAAATACTTGACACATTTAGAAGCATTAAATCAATACAGCAATCACAACAAAATGAAATAGCGCAAGCAGCGAACGCAAATTCTGGGGTATTTGGTCAGATAAAAAATGCAGCAGCAGGGCAGCTTCAAAATTTAGGGATTGACACAACTAAGTTGGCTGCGCTTGGAACAACAGGAGCAGCAGCACTTGCGCCACTTGCGGCAGCTTTTGCAGCGTTTAAATTAGGAGAATTTGCAGAACAGCAAGAGCTTGTAATTGCGAAGTTTGAAACGCTGTCAGGAAATAGAGGTCTTGCTATTCAACTTGCAGAAGATTTGGATACGCTGGCAAACAAAACAGGAATTTCAGGAGACAGGCTTGAAGATGCAGCAGCGGCTTTACTAAAATTCAATGTTCCGGCAAAGGAGATTCCAAATAGATTAAAAGAATTTGCTGGAATTGCAGCAGCAACAGGAGCAAGCTTAGAAGATTTAGCAAATAAATTTGGCTTAATCTCATCAAGAGGTTTTGCAACGACACGAGAATTAAAGCAATTTGAAAGAGAAGGGATACCGATTTATGAGAACTTAGCAATAGCAACAGGCAAAACAGTTGAACAGTTGCGCAAGCTAAAACAAGTTAGTGATGAAGATGTCACAAAGGCATTTCAAGAAATGACAAAAGAAGGTAGTAAATTCTCTACCGCATTGGATAATCAAGCAAATACATTGTCTGGATTAAAAGCAAGATTAAAAGAAACATTTGGAAACTTACTTGAAGATATTGGAACACCATTTCTTGATTTTACAAATACGGTACTTAGTGGTGTTATTTCTCTCATTGACAAATTCAAACCATACATTGTAAGCGCATTAAATTTCACTTCGACATCAATTTATGCGTTCATAAAAGATATTCAAAATGGATTTTCTGGATTAAGAGCAGAGCTTACAGACCCATTTACAGGAGGTGTTTTAAAAAAAGTAAATGAAGATTTAATAAAACAATTCGGAAAAGAAGTAAGTGATAAATTTGATAATGGAGAATTTGCTAAACAAGGAATTGATTTGCAGTTCAAAATAATTGAAGAAAGAAAGAAAAATGATGAAAAACAAAAGGAAATTGAAAAATTAAATATAAGAATTGAAGAATTAAGGGGTAAGCAAAGAATTACAAATAGCATATCTGAACTAAACAGCTTGGAAAGATATATACAAAGATTAGAGCTTCAGATTAGTAAAAAGACAGGACAAATACAGGATTTATCAAAATTTGCGATTGGCTTTGTTAAAAATGTACTTGATAATAATAATTCTAATGTTCAGAATAATAACATAAAACCATCTGACACAAACACAGATGACTTAAATACACAATCGAATCGGCTAAAAAAACTAATTGAAACAAGGGATAGGCTTAAAGAAGAATTTATAAAGTTAAGTGCGGAGACAAGAGCGCAATACCAGAAACTTCTTTTGGAGCCTCTATTCGATCCAAAAAACATTAAAGATCAGAACGACGTACTTGAAAAGCAAACAACTTTTCAGAATGATCTAAATAAGTATGCTGAAAAGCTAAACGACTTATTTAAGAAAGTAAATGAATTTAATAAATCAAGAGGAAAGCTCGATCCTCTTGTAATTCCCATTGACATTCAACTTAATACCGATAATATACTTGCAGAATACCAGAAAGCGCAAGAGGAAATATTGAAAGCATTGCAACGTGATGCAATACCTTTTCTACAAACTGCAAGGCCAGGTCCAAATAATGATGCTGCAAATAAAATAGCAATTGAAGAAGGTTTGTCAAGGCTTGAATCTGATAAAATACAAGCAGATGCAGATAAGCAGATTTCAGATATAAATAAGAGAAGGCTTAAAGATGACAAAAAGATTATAATTGAAAACGCAAAAAGCATAGCAGAGGATTTATTACAGATAGAAGCAGACAAGATAGATCGAGAAATATCACTTCAAGAGAAAAAGATTGATAGCTTAAAAGAACTTGCTGCTCTTGGAAATGCAGAACAATTACAAGCAGAAGAAGATAGGCTAAACGAATTGAACAATAAAAAAGAAAAGTTTGTAGAAAAACAAAAACAACTTGCAGCAATTGAAATAGCTACCTCAAATGCGGTAACAATTTCAAATTTAGTTGCATCAATCGCAAAAGATTCATTCACTACTACACCAATCGTAGCCATTGCAAATGTGATAGCTTTGGTTGCTACTATTGCAGGAACAATAGCTGCAATAAAAGCGCAACTTTCTGCAAATTCATTTTCTGAAGGAAAGGACAGAGTTAAAGGAATTGGAACACGGAAAAGTGATTCAATACCATCAATGTTATCAGTAGATGAAGGCGTTATTGATGCAGAGAATAATGAAAAAATGGATTATGCGGATAACAAGACAAAATCACGTAGGTATTTGCTTGGAAAGATGTTAGAGCAAAATAGAATACCAGAATATCAATTAAATAAAGCATATGTAAACCATGTATTTAGCACAAAGAATATTGAAAATAAAATAGACAGATCAAATAAGCTTCTTACGCAATTGGTTGAAAAAGGAGGGAAAACAAGAATACATGTAACCGCATCAATTGATAAAAATTTGCGTGATGCAGCATTTATCAGAAAAGCAACTAATCTGTGATAGGAGATAAAATTACAATAAATGGCGTTGACTATACGTCTGATATTTATGGTCTTGACGAATTTGTATATAATATCAAGAGAACAGATGATGCAGCAATTGAAACAGGAACATCAAACATTTTAAAGCTAAAAGGTAAAGCGTATAAACTTATTTTAGATACATTCTTTACAGACCCATGCAATTCTTTGGATAAAAAGCTTGATATTAATTTTAATGATTCAATTTGTTGCGTTGAATATAAATTTACTGCTTCCGTTAATCAAGTTAAGATTTGTTACGAGGACTGCTATGCAGAAGTAGTTCTAATAGAGAAAACAGAGGATTTAGAAGCGTATCAGTGTTTAAAAAATCACATTAATTTCTGGAAACCAACAAACTACGATAAACATGCAGCGTCAAAAGGAACTGCGTATAGAATAATTACATGCAACAATGGAGGATTTCTTCATAAGGCACTGCTTATATTATTCAAGATATATGTTAAGCCAACATTCAATATTATAAAAATTATTTGCGATGCAATTGACTTTCTTGTAAGGGGTGACCCATGCGAAGATTTGGTAGACAATTTAAACGATGCCGAAAATGAAGTACTCGGATGTAAAAGATACCACACAGCATTTAATTTGCTTGATATGTTTCAGTACGTATCAGGTAAATGTAAACTAAAGTTTGAATCAAAAACGATATTAGAGAAGTTTCCATACAACTGCTTGGCGTGGTTTAGTGCAAGCTCAACGACAGGAAGATTACTTACGGATTGCAATGGGGCTGGTGGATTATTTGACGTTCTTAATGCTCCAAAATATACAATGCTTCAAATTGCGCATAAACTTAAAGATGTTTTTAACGCAGAATATTATATAAAAGATGGAGTATTCTACTTTGAAAAAAAAGAATTCGTAAGAAATACATACAATAATTTATTTGATGTAGGAAAAGAATATGAATCTGGAAGAATACTTACATGCACAGATATTGAATTTAATGATGAAAAGCTTTGTGCCTATGGAAGATTTGAGTATTCAGAGGATAGCATTGACACGGAAGGAAATAATGCGATTAACCAGTACAATGACATTGTTGAGTGGAACAATCCACCACGCCCAAATCAGACAAAAGAATGTAATTTCTCAAATGATTTTGCTCCTGCATCATTTGGTCGTGACGCCTGGCAAGATACATTTATGAAAACTTGCAGGAGATTAATCGGAAACTGCAATTTTGATGATGCATTAATTATGGAAAGAGGTGTTGCGGAAAAGGATAAGCTAATAATAATTGATAAAGAAAATCCTACATACTGCTTTGAATGCAAATTTAATACTGCGATAAAGCTAAAAGCAAAAGGGTTATCAGATACATATATTTATAACTACCCTATGTTTTTTGATCAATTCGCAGCGCATAAGGAGCTTTATAATCAATTTTGGAAAGATAAAGATCCGAGAAATGGGAACAGCGAATTACTTAAAATTAATTCAATAAAATATAAACCAAAAGACTTTTGTAAATTCGCTGGGTTATTGATAGAAATAAAATTAAATTGTTATGTAGTATTCAATGGAAATAAATTTTATCCTGAAGAGATAAGTATAGAAAGAAAAACACAAACAGTTGAATTTAGAGGTTTAAAAGGTGTATGTTAGAACTTAAAGTGCAATTCACACAAGGAAGAAAAGCATCTAATGGTGATTTTTATCTGGATAAAAATTCAGAAATATACGTTCATGGAATCAAAGCTCTTGTATTAAGAAATATGATAAAGCTTCCTTGTGAGTTTATAAAGATTTACCAAAATTCATCTAAAATAAACTGCACACTTGCTATAAATGGATTTTTCGTTGATGGAAAATTTATTTCAGAAAACACAAGACTTTTATTCGAGCCTAAAAAATAATAATATCAATGGAGATAAAAGCGGTTAAACATATTGGAGAAACTACATTGGCGCAAGGTCAATATAGTTGCCATTGTTGCCGTTATAAGTCTGATGCTTCATTGACAGGATTAAGAATATATGTTAATCCAGGAGTATTTGTGGATTCAATTGATTTCGATCCAGACGCATCAAAAGGATATACACTACTCTACCCTTCTACTGCTGGAACATATTCAATGACACTTCAAGGAATCACAAGCCAATATGATAATTTAAAAGCAACACTTACCGTAATAAATAGTACGGAGTTTGTTATTGAATATTGCTTTGTTGTTGGTAGAGTTGTTGGATATCTTGATAATTATACATATGATTCGTACAATCAACTGTTTTTACCTGTTAATGGGAAATACTACATTGATTTAAAAGTAACAGTAGTAAGCGCAGACAAATTAATATCTGCAAATTGCTATAAAGAGGTTAATGTAAATAATGTTAAAGAATGCGATAATTATTATCTCTCAATAGATGGCAAATCAGTTAATGGTTGGCAACAAGGAAATGACTTAGAAATTGAATTTACTCTATTCGATGGAATATATGACGATCTGTTTTTTGCGGGAATAGTAAGAGTTGACAATGTAACTAATTCCAAAAGGTTTATTGAAGATTTAAGCTTAAACTATGCGAGTATTGGAAACTTCGCAGCACTTGGAGTAGCAGGAATACCATATCAAGCTTTTAATGATGGTCGTGTAATATGGCAGAATACAACTGGATTTAGCAGCGGTAAAGTTACGATTGATAAAGATTATTTTGAAGCAGGTGGTGAGTATAGAGTTTATTTTGTTGTAAAAAATCTATGCGAGTGGCAGAGTTGCTTTACAACAGTAATAGCAGAGGAAATAGTAAATACTTGTCCAGAGCTTGACTTTGCTTTTACACCGCTTGTTTTAAACCTACAAAATGGAGTGTCATATGATAAAGAGGCATATATCAATATTAATCCATGCAAAGTATTAGATGCTGGAATAAAGATAGATAAAACATTGTTCGATGCCGAGCTACTTGCAAAAGGTTATAGCGTTGCCACTTTTGACAATTCAATCAAAGATGTAAAAGTTTATGCAACAAATGCGCTTACACCAAATGCAGCGAAAGAACTTTTATCAGGAAGCTTATACAACTACGTAGCTGGAACTATTGATGTGAGAACATTTGGATTCAGAATACCTGATGAATGGGCCGGAAAAACAAAATATCTATTCTTTGAATATGATTTTTTGATAGAAGGAAATGAATACGAAATTATTATTCCTTTACAATTTACTGTAAATGAATATTCAAATGAAATAACACTTTCAAGTTCTCACCCTGAATATTATTGCTTTGAAAGTCCTGAAGATGTAACATTCTGCTTTGCAAATCCAAACGATACGCAAAAATTTTACATTTTAGTTACAAGAAATGGTGAAATTGACAGCGTATTAGATTTAGGAATTACGCAGGATGGAACTACATTCGATGGCAATGAAGGATGTATAACCGTTCCTTATGTTAATTTAGATGAAGATGTAGAATACTGTATAAAAGTATTTGGAGAAGAAGATGAAGTATGTGATGATATTTGTCCATGTGATTATTTGGAATTGACATGGGAAACAGAATATAAAGATGATAAGCGAGTAACAACAGCATACGCATTACTCCCATTCTCCGTAGTCGATATTCTAAATTTTAAAATAACTGACGCAACAGGTTATGAATACTTTAGCGATGAATCTGGATCAGCATTTATACTATTAGCAATTGATGGAAATCAGGATCAGTACTATCTAAACTTTGATGTAACTCTAAAAAATGGTTGTATTTATCACGTTGAAAAAGATATTTACGATCCAGATTTTGGAACTGAAATGCTATGGCTTTGCAACGATGGAACACCGCCTGGCACGCTTGCGCTTCCATGTACTAAAGACCCTATATTAGATACGCAATGTATATCAAATCAATGGGATAGCATAGTCGGAGCAGATGGTGGCACTGTTATATCACATGAGTATAGCTTTGATTTTATAACGTGGAATAATTATTTATCTCCTGTTCCATTTGGTGCAAATGATAGGATATACATAAGGTATATAATTGACTATGGGTTACCTTGCGGAGAAGTAACACTTTATCAATGTGTTAAAGCTTGTGAAGATTGTTTTGGGATACTACCAGTAAATCCATGCGATGAAATGCTAACTATTTCGCATACATTATCAGGAAATTATTTAATAATAAATACAAGCGAATCATGTATTCCTACATTTGATTCAGGAATACTATACTCAACAGATGGTATAAGCTGGATCGCTTACACATTTCAAATTGATATAAGTACAACAGCAAAAATATATTACAGAAGATATATTGAATGCCCAGATGGATGTGCAATTGCAAAAAATGGAACTTGGGAAATGGTTTGCTTGCCATGTGGGCAGACGACACAAAGCAATCCAGATTCTTGTTCAGTTAGAATTATAGCGGATAGCGAAAATTGCGAATATACGTTGAAGCACTATAACCCATTTTTTGGTGAAAATGATCATTCGTTTGAAAGTAATTTTATTCTGTTGGCAGGATTCAGAGATAGGTCTCTTATAGAAAGCAGAGTTAGAGTTGATTTTTTGAATAGTTGTGAGCAGGGAATAATTGAAGAATGTTATTACAGACAGCAAGGGTTCTATGTTAGTGAGTATAGCAATGATTTAGCGTTACAAACAGGTGGATTTATACAAGATATAACAGTTTATAGGCACGATCCTTCAATAAGTTTATTTGCAATAACTACGATTACATTAACTGCGGTAACATTTTCAGGGTCAGGAACTGCATTTGCGACAGCTATAAGAGCGGCAATTGTTACAGCTCTAAACGCAATTCCTGCAATTGACGGAAATAACTACGTTCTATCAGTTACATGTACAAACACAGGATTTTTTAAAATAAGGTTTCTATATAGAGATAATGATCTTGGTCTGTGGATTGGCATAAATAAAACAGATGCAAGGCTTAGATATAGACAAACAGCAGCAGGAGCATTGCAGACAAGAACACATACAGTAAATCAGGGCTGCCCATTGTACATACTAAGCGATCCATTTCCATTCTGCACATATACCGATCCATGCGGAACGCAATTAAAATTTAAAGCAATTGCAACAGGAGGAACTACATGCGGAAGTACAGATTATGTATTTATTGAAGATACAAATATATTTAACTTCCATAGAGTGCCTATATTGAAGCAAAATCCATACACAATTGACGCTTCAAGCGTATTAAGTTCGATATGTCAATTAAATACTTTGGTTGCAATACCTAATAATTTTTTGAATCCAGTAACATACGCTTGGACGAAAGGAGCAGCAATTTTGGGAACTCAAATCATTCTTAAAACATTTGAAACAGGAATAATAGACGTAGCTGTAACGGATGGTACATGTTCAGATACAGATAGTATAAGCATATGAGCGCAAGATATATTTTAAAGATTCCAAATACTAAAGCTTGTTTCAATTCAACGATAAGTAATATATGTATTCCAAAACGAGAAAGATGTATTAAGCCACATAATGAGCTTGTCGTTCCATGCGATAAAGTTTATAATTGTTCACGTATGCAGTGCGATCCTGAATACTATCTTCCATTTGTAAAAGGAGATATTATTATGTTTCAAACTAAAATGATTGATTATACAAGCCCGGACAGAACTATGCCAATATCAATATTCGGAACAAGCGTAATACTTAATTTTATTGATGGCAATAATAATTCTTTCGGTGATCAAACAAGCCCATTTGTAAGTACATTTAGTGGCTGGAATGGATATGAAAGCTTTCAGAATATAGTTATTGATACGACTAATTTCCCAGAATGCTGGGCAATCGAAATTAAAAACTTTGACGATCAAAATAATCTAATAAGCGAACATTGTACGCAGCAATATAAAGAAGTGCATTGCAGCGGATCTTTTTTGATAGAAAGTAAAATTGAATGTGGATTCGACAATTCAAGAAATTACTATGGAGAATCAGAAGGTGAATATACTGGAACATATGAATTTAAAAGATTCAGCAATAAAATAAGGCTTCTTGGCGCATTAAAACCATGCACAATTGTACCGGAAGTTGAAAGAGAAGAAGGAATCGTTACTTCAGTCACTATAAGAGAATCTATTGAGTTATCTATTAACCCATTTGTTCCAAAGTTTCTTCAGTCGTATCTTACAAATGTTCTTCTATTTACGGGGAGTGTTTGCATTGATGATGTCGAATACAGCCTTAAAGACGTAAGTTCATCATTGATACCACGAACAAATGTTTTCAGATACGTTGCGAATTTTGAGGATGAAACAAGTGTAAAAACATCATGTATTAATTGTTAAAAATAAGCATATGGCAAAGGAAAAAAATGAAAAGCAAGACAAAATATTAATTTACACAAAAGATAAATTAATACGCCACATTCCAGAATCAAAACTAAACAAGGTATGGAAGGCTACAGGAAAATCAATAAGGCAATCAATGGAAGAAAGAGGATGGAAAGAAGGAATTAATCCAAAAACTAAACTTCCTGAAATTAAAATCGTTGAACAAAAGAACGAAGCAAAGGCTGAAGCGGTAACAGATGTAGAATATAATTAAATTAATAACAAAAATACTTAGTGTATAATTATAGTAATTTTGTGTTTACTTATTGTGGTTTAGTGAGATTTTTTAATCACAATAAATTAAAATAAAATGTCATTTTGTACACAATGTTCAACAGGCTCCAAACCACCTACTCCATTTATTAGTCTTGCTGCTTGCACAAAGCCATTTTTAACAAAATGTGGTATTAAAGGATTTGGCCTCGTAAATTGCGAGCTTGAATTAGACCCAACCGATCCTGTTGCAGTTGAAGCAGCAGTAGCAGCAGGAGATATAATTTTAGGAGTGTATGGAAAGATCACAAAAAGTGGAACTGCAAATACTACGGTTGAAAATTATGATGGCTGTTTCAATGATTTAATTTTAGTTTCAGAGGAAACATACAGGTTTGAAAGTTATCATACAGATAGTACAGGCCAATGTCTTGATTACAAATATTTTTCTGATATTTGCAATAATCACAAAAACTGGAAGATATTTTTGATCGGGTGTAATGGTGAACTATTCTTATCTGAAGAATGGTCTACATGGTTAAATTCAGATCAATCAGCAGCAAAGCCTGATGCTTCAATAGGATATAATTGGAGCTTAACATCCAATCCAGACGCAACACAAGGTCAGAAAGGTTATTGTTTGTGGGTAATGGAATTTAAGATTGAAAAAACATGTACGATTGTTCCGGCAAAAATTGATGGCTTCTTGGAAACGCTGACAGCAGGTTAATAAATGCTATTTACAGAGTATATTTCTAAAAATAAAAATTTCACTCCTAAGCTTGGAACATCTGTTAAGGCAAAGGAAATAAGAGATCAGTCTTCACGTCATTCGACACGGCGTGGAGACTTATCTATTTTGGATAAAGTAAGGCCAGGCCAAAGCAATGATGTAAATAAATATCTTAAAGAAACATATAGGAATGTTACGGAACAGCTATATGATAAAATAGTAACTGAAAGCAATACTATATTTAATAATGCAGGTTTTGATTGGGATTATCCTATTGCATTAGAAGAACATTATAAGGAGCAGAAAATTAGGTCTGGAAAAACTATGGTTAGCTTTATGAAGTACGTAAGTAGTAAGCTTATAGATATTTCATTTACTGACCCAAATGGATTAATCATTCCATTTCCGATTGAAGAAAATAATATTATACCATCTAACTTGCCTGAAAATGCTGAAATAAAGTGCCAAGATAGAATTTTAAAGAGCAATGAATACTCTGCATATAATGATTTTATAATATTCCTGTACAAAGAAGAAAAAACTGATTCTGGTTTAATACACAAGTATATTGCAGTTGACAGCAGAGAATATGTACTTTACACAGTAAATGGAAGTAAAACAGAGCAAACTCTTTGGTACAGGCACAATCTTGGATATATTCCATGTACGGAACTTCCATCAAAGCAGATTGAAGACAAAGAGGATGATATAATTCATAATAAAAAAGTAAATGTAACATATAATGAAAGCTTCATTCAAGGTGTATTTGAACTTCTCGATAAAGCTTTATTAAGTTCGGTAGATAGTGAAGCTTCTCAAAATCACCACGCATATCCAAAACTTGTACTTCCAGAAATAAAATGTGGCGATTGTGGTGGTATTGGAAAAATTAAAGGTAGTGAATGTAAATCGTGCGGAGGGAAAGGTCAAGTATTTAATTTTAGCCCTGTCACAGCTATATCAATACCACAATCATTTGATCATAAAAATAATATAACACCATCTTATATTGCTGCACCGACAGAATCATTAAAGCATTTATTTGAAGTATGGCAAATATATTTGAATATTGCCGCAAACAGCGTTGGAGTTGACCCTTATATTCATGCACAGGAAAGCGGTGAAGCTATGAAGATGAGAATGCAAACATTAGAGAAATTTTTGCTAAACTTAGGCAATGCTGTTGCTGATTGCATAGAGAATCACTGGAATAATTTGATAAAATTAAAAAATCCAAAAGTAGACAATATTGAGACATTGTTACACGTAATCAGCAGACCAAAAAAGATATTATTGCGTAATGATTCAACAATTAAAGATGATATTAATAATTCAACAGGAGCAGAAAGAATAGAGTACATAAAGGAATACAACAGCTACAAAACAAATGATGAACGAATAAAAAGAGCTTTTGATATTTACTATAAAATATATCCATTTGCTGGACTTGATACAGTAGAAAAGCAGTTTTCGTTATCGAACGGATTAATTGAGAGAGAAAAGCTAAAAGAAAGTTATTATGCCCTTTCAATTTTAAAAGAACTTGTTATAAGCGAAAATCCAGATATAACAGACATTAATTTAATTGAAAAAATGAATAGTAGATTATCATTATTAACTTCGAGCAACAAAATAGCAGAAATTGTCTCCTGAATATTGGGCTGATAAAGAAGAACAAACAAACGAACTTATTAAAGGCGTTTCAAACGAAATAACATCTTTTGAGTCAGTAGTAGCGAAAAAGTATATTGAATTAATTACTGACAAGCTAACCACAAAAGGAAAAATAATAATAGATTCTGGAACTTATTCAGACATCGAAAAAATAAATTCGGAAGTATATGACTTAATGATTAAGTCTGATATTCCAAAGAGGCTAAAAGGAATTATTGATATTATTGAAAATGAAATAGAATTATCTTCAGAATTTGTTGAAGTAGTATCAGGAGCAAAAGCGAAAGCAGTAAACATTTCAAACGAAAAGAAGCTATTCATTAAAAATATGTCGGATCAAATAATTGGGTATGAATCATTTAAAATAAAGGTAATATCTAAGTATAATGATGTGCTATTTAATGGAATAATGCAAAATGCTTCAATAGGCGAATTAAGAGATTCAATACTAAATCTATCAAAAAAAACTGTAAGTAAAGGAAGCTCGTTATCCATTTATGCAGGCCAAATTGCAACAGATACTATAAATCAATACAGAGGATTTGTGCAATCAAAAATAGCGGAGAATGGAAGATTTGATGCATGGGGTTATTTTGGTTCATTAGTTGAGAAATCAAGGCCACAGTGTATAAGATGGGTTACTGATTTTAATGGAGTAATACCATTTTCAAAATTAAAAGAAGAAGTAAAGTGGGCAAATAAGAATGGAACCGGATATGGAGATATTGTGCTTACTGAAAAAAACTTTCCAACCATTAGAGGTGGGCATAATTGTAGGCATAATGTAATTGCAATAGTGCAGAATGATAAAGCAGAAAAATATCTTAATAGTTTAAGACGTGTAATAAACAGTAGAGCTAGTCAAACATAATCATGAAAGTAAAAGTAATTAACCTAAGATCGAGCAAAATAGTGGAAATGGATAGTAATACATATTTCACAAAATTAAAGAAATGGGTAAACGCAGAAGAATACAGCTTAATGGTTTCAATTGATGAAATCGAACAGCTTGAATCAGAACATCACGAAAATATTGAAGAATTAAGAAAGTACAGATCAATATTAAATGTTCAACAAAACAACAAGAACAATAGCTTCAATATTGAAGAATTACATGGGAAAGAAGAAATAGGAAAGCTTGACGATAAAGATATTGAAACAGAAAGCAGTGTAATAGAACATGAGTCAGATCAAACAATTGAAGTAGTTCATAAAAAAAGAGGGAGAAAACCAAAATCTATTAATTAAATAAAAGTTTAGTGATGAATTTAGAAAATCTATTATCTACAATCGGCCTGTCCGAAGAAGAAGTTTTAACAATAAAAGACCCTGAAAAAGGAAAAGACTTTCAATTAGAAGAAAAGTTTAATCAATTTTTAAGCCATTACAAAAGTTCATTAACTCCTGAACTTACAAAATTAAAAGATGAAGAAGCTAATAGCATAAGATCAACAACGACTATAAAGACGATGAAAAACATTGCTAAAGAGCTCGGGATTACATCAATAACAATGACGGACATTGAAAAGATGGAACTTCCAAAATTCATGGAAGCTGTAAAGTTGCACATTGAAGCAAAATCGCAGCATACTCCTGATGATTTAAAGCTATCAAGAGAAAAAAATGATACACTTGCAAAACAAATAATTGATCTGCAAGACGCTATCGAAAGTATGAAATCAACACATACTGATGAACTGTCAAAGAAAGAGAAAGAATCAATGGAGAAGGTAAATAAATTCTTTGTTGAAAAATACATGTCAGAACAAATATCAGGATATGGTGAAAAGATAATAAAAGGGTTATCAATGCCTTTGCTTTCATCTGCTTTTGAAAAAGCTATTTCTGACAATGGAATAAGGCTCATTTGGGACGAAGAATCAAAAAGCGCAATTCCTGTTGATGTAAATGGCAATAAAGGAATAAAGAATCCATTCAGCGCAAATGGAAGCTATGCAAATGATTTTGGGCAGCTATTCACAGCATATGGAAATAAAGAAAAGATATTTGCCAAAAATAATAATTCAACGGATGATTCACAGGCTCCATTTGACAAAAATGGAAATTTCAACACTGCTGGAATATCTGATAATACAAGAGCTATGGCGCAAAAAATGGGCATACAGGTAGACGGTTAATTCATCTTTTCGCATTAATATTCATGAATGGTCTCCAAAAGTGGAGGCCATTTTTTTTGTAATTAAATTAATTACAAAAAACAGATTATTTATTATTGTAATATATTTGCACCAATGGCGGCGGCCACGCTCAAAACGCATTAAGGGTTGTTCTGCCCTGCAAAAAAGAATAACACAATTATTTAATTTAAAAAAATTTATTTACATGGCATATCCATTATGTATGGTTGCGCAGTCCTATTTTGACCACCAACAAGCGGCTGGTGCGGCGACTGTGCGGAGAGATTCTGGAATATTTGAATTAATCGAGAGGCAGGAAAATAAAGTAGGAATCGCTAATGAATCCGAACTTGAATCTCTATCTGGTAAAACATCTTATGATGCACTTGGAGTAAGTACAAATTGCGCAATAAAAGTTTGGTATCAAAAACCTTTATGCTCAACAAAGCCTACAACGAAACCTGCATTATGCGCAATTGATGCAAAGCAAAAATCTACTCTCGATTGCGTTGATGTTAAAATTGATTTGAATTGTTGGAGAGACATTCAGGTAACGCCTTCTGATTTTAATTGTGTTTGCGGCCCTAATCAAGGTAATTCTGGAACAGTTGCAAAAGCACGTGAAACATTGATGATGACTGTTAGGGAAAGAGCAAAAGAAATTATCTCTGATCTGAATGAGGCTATAACTGTAAAAGCATTGAGTGCAGCCGGAAAATATTATGCAAATGATGCAGTTAGCTGTGTTGATTCAAAAGCAAATCCAAGAACGATCAATTTGTTTAATGTAGTTAATGGCCAAATTCAGTGGAATCCATTTGCAATTAACCAGATAAAAAAAGAATACGCATTGCAAGGTTATAACGGTAAGGTTATGGTTGCAGGAGGAGGGCAATTAAGTAATCTTGAATTTCAGCAAGAATTTATAAATGGTGTAAATCAATTTACAAAAGCACCAGATTACAGAAATTTTCCGATAATTACTGGTATGGATTGGGGATTTGATTCTGCTGCAAATTCAGTTCTGCCTGTAGATTCTGATTACATTTTGACGTTCACTCCGGGAGCTTACCGATGGATTCCGTTCTATGAATTTAGAAACAACGTGATCAATGAGGCAGGATATAGACAAACTACAATCACTATTGATGGATACGAGTTTGATTGGATCGAAAGATTTGACGATTGCAATACAACTTGGACAGTAAGACTTCAAAAATCAGGTGGTTTATTCTGCTTGCCAGATTCCGCATATGTACCATGTGGTTGCCATAATCACAAATTAGTGTGGAATATTGGATGCGGAACAGCATCATGCGATGATTTGAAGTGTCCAACAGTTTAATTAAAAATCACTAAACCACAATAAGCAGCCTATGTAGAAGTATATGGGCTGCTAATTTTAATTCATTCGCAATGGCATGTAATTGTACTGATCTATCATATAATTTTGTAAATTGTATTCTTGATATTATTTGTGATGGTAGAATAATTCATTCTATCAATATGGATAAGGCAGCAATTAAAAATTATGGAATTAATGGAGATGTAGAGATTTCACCGTGCTGTGGCGAAATCGTTAAATTAAGCCAAGTAAATTTGGATCAGCTTAATTTAACAATTGTTGACTTGCAAAATTTTAGAAGCCAATGCGCTGCTGCTGCTGCATCTGCACAAGATTATGAAGCAGGAAATTATACGCTTCTTTGCGATAGTGTTGATGCAAATATTTCATATTTAGCTTATTATACTTTTACAGATGGAGTAAAAGAAAATCACTATATAACACTACCAAGCGGAGTTGATACTATTGGCGATTTACCTGCAACAGCTATGCAATGTAAAGAAGCCAAGGTTGTTCATAATTGCTTTAAAGTTGGATCAGAAATTTGGTATAATCTAATATGCTTGCAAGGATTAAATATTGTGGGTAATATATGGGTAAATACCACAACTGGAACTGCACAAAATACTTCTCCTGTTGGCGCAACACCATGTGAAGAAAAAGACAAACTTTTAAATACTTATTGTTATCGTGCCGTTATTAACGGTACAGGTTATTCAACAGGCGATATAGTAGAGTTTAAGCAAGTATTTGATGCTAATAATCCTATGTCACCTGAATTTATGATATGGATTAATAAGAATACATTACAGCCAGTCTTTATTTCAGACACTATTAATCCATCTAATAATACAGGAACATTCCCAAATGTTTCAGATTTCATACCATGTGAATATATTCCATGTAAAAAAGAAATAATTGCAACACACGACAGATATTTTTTAGCAAGTAGTATTCCGTCAAATTTAACAGCTTATCAATTGTCGAGTACTTTGAATACAAATGGAGGCAATGCGACAAATATGTATCTTCATTTAATTTATGGAGTTTTAAATGGAAGCGCAGTAGACCCGCCATTAGGATCAGACTTGCAAGATTATTTCGCCACACCACATACAGGTGTTTTATTCACTGACATATCTACAATTCAATCAATAGTAAATGCTATTTTGCCGCAAATAGGTTTATTAGTTGGAGATGCGATTTATGCTGTAAATACTGATAATGAACCAATTTGGTTTCTTTCTCAATCGGCAATAAATGAATTAACGAATAGCACATATTTGCATATTTATTTTGGATCAGATTCAACTTGGAATAGTTACACACAAAAAGCAGATGTTTCTGTTTTAGCTACAAATTCAAACATACTATTAGGAGGTTCAGGATATACTTGCATAAATGTTCAGGAAATAAAAGAAAAAGACACTTGCACAGGCTTAGAGACTTATAGATTTGTTACAGAGGATGGAAACGGCAACTTAGTAGATGCTTCAACACTAAGCGGATGGGATGAGACCAAATTACTTGGCGAGTGTCCTAAGTTATTAGAGAAAGAAATATGCGCTACAATTGACGGTAGCACAGACAGCTACTATTTAGATATGGTCTATATATTAGATCCATTCACAGCAGATATAATTCCAGTTAAGTACTTCGACAAAAAAGGAAATAAAGTAACGGGAGCTATTGAGAGAGTATGCTGTACGTGCAGTACATTATGCGAGATTATTCAAAATAATAATCCTATTCCAAATATTAAATGCGCTGGGTATGCAGCATCATTTGATCCTAATCTTAGTCAGAGTTCATTTATGCAAGGATTTGGAAGGTATTCACAGCCATTTTGGGATGGATCATGTGGAGCGGGAACAGTAACAGGGTTCACTTGGGAATTAGATAGCTTCATTCATAATGGAGTTGAGCAGTTAACTTCTCCAATGATTGTGACTGTACCATTTAGCTCAATGACGCTTACTGCATCAGGCGTTCCAACAAATTATGCGAATGCGTTCAATGTTTTGCTTAATACCAAAGGAATAAATTTAGACCCTGACATGGCTGTCAAGTCTTATGTAAACGGAGATACGTTTGTTATCGCATTCAGACAATATGCCAATCCAATAGCTTGTTCTGCTCCACCTTCTTCCCGATTAGAAATAGTCACTGAAAGTGGAGATGGTTGGGAATATATGCCTACATCAAATCCAACATTGGCACAAATCCAAGCATTTACGGCAGCAGGAAATTTCACTTCATTAGCTACTAATTCAGCATGTCAGGCAATATAATAGCTCGGACACACATTGAATGGCTTAGTCTTGCGCATCAAGGAGACAAGGATGCTATTACTTATGTAAATAGAAGCAACGCAGCAGTAGAGAGGCATAGAGTAAGATTTCCAATTGCTTATTCACAGGACGACATGCAAGAAGAGCATAAATATTGGTATCAAAAATTAGCTGACTTTTTAAATAAGCCAATTTATGCAACAGGAAGCGTATTGCGAGGATATTGGCGAAGCAAAGATGAAGAAGATGCTATAAGCAAAAAGTTTAATGTTCCAGCGAAGTACAGTGATTTCGATGTTGATAGCGATAATATTACAAGAGAAGAATTAGAAAAAGCAAATAAAGAATTAAAGCCAATTGCTAATTTTTCATTGGCAAAGTGGGAGAGAAAAGTTTTATTCATTCCAAATAAAAAACAATGAAACAATTTGTTGAGATATGCTCAAACTTAAAGGAAGCAGTATATAATTTATGCGGTATTAATGTGACTAAGCCAGTTGATATGACAGTTGGTGCATATCTTCTAAATGATACGCATAAACACACCGAGAGAGTTTACGTCAATACAACAGCAACACTTTCAGGAACGCTTCAAACAATAATTACAGGAACAAATGTTTCATTCAATTTTGCTTCAATAGTTGCAATAAATTGGACTTCACCTTCAAGTTATGCTGTTGAATTTGGAAATGGATATACTGATTTAGGTGGCAATCCTACATTTAATTTTGTCAACGAGCCAGACGGAAGATATACTCTAAAAGTATATCGTTTATTCAGATTTACAGACAACGATAAATATTTTTTAATTGCCGAAATTGAAATTGATAAAGTAGGTTCATTGCTAACAGTAGCGAGCACGAATCCAGTTACAATAAATAGAAGTATCACTTACACATCATCAGAGGGTTTACAGAGCTATTGTAATGGGTTGCCAGTGGGTAGTATTTTGCCAATTAGCCCAAAATTAGATCCTGAAAACGAATGGCTTGGGCAAACAGATGCAAATAATAGTTCTTTAAATAATCATACCGAAACGCTTTGTGATGTTGTAACGGCTACATTTGGAGGGACACTAAATGGAACTATTGCAGGAACAGTTTATACATTAAATGCAGGAGCTGTAACATTAGCAAATGATACTCTTATAAACTATTTTGTTGATTGGGGAAATGGAATAACTGATATTGGTTTAATATTTACATACGACTTTGTAAACCAACCATCATCAAAGTATGAACCAAAGCTATATGGTATAACAACAATCGGACAAATTATATTTATATCCGCAATAGAAATAAATTGGAATGGAACTACTTTAAGTAACATTACAACATTTCCAGTATCTATTAGTAGAACTTATCAGAGAGTTATTGGTAAGGCATTTCAAAATTATATAGGTAGCGTTCCAAACGGATTGCCTTATACAAGTTTAGGGACATATACACCGACAGGAACGTTAACACCAAATTGCCCTGAATTTAGGAATGATTTCTTGGGTGTCGCAGATGCGACAAATGGAACAAATGGAGCACCAATTGTTACATCTTTAGAAAATAGTTCTGCAAATAGAATAACAGGAGCGCAGGCATTGGGTACTACAATAATTACAAATCCTGCATTCATAGGCTCAAGAGAGGTTATTGTTTATAATCAATATAATACAACTGTACAATTTCAATATACTACAACAGTTAATGGAGTTTTGCATACCGTAAATATTCCGAGAGGCGGAACATTTGAAAAAACATTAAAGAGAGACGATTATACTAATGAGGGAACTTATACAAGCGGAAGAATAGTATTTGGATTTGCGGCAGGAACTATTGGAACAGCAACATCTCCTAATGAGTTAAACATTAATTGGACAACTTAATTAAAAGTATGACTGGAAATTTATCATATAGTGAACCATTAGATGTTATTGTAGCCATTGGGCAACCAGTACCTTTGGCGACTGGTAATACAACAAACTTAAATAGCATAATTCAGGACATTAATGGTGTAGTTTGGGCTATTGATAGCAATGGAGATGCGAGACAACTATCTGTTACCCCAAGTAATGTTATACCTATTGCAGACAACGAAGCAGATGCAGCTATTAGAACAGGAATTGCTGGTATAAGTTTGCTTTATTCAAGGGCTGACCATAATCACCCAATTAGAAGGCAGGCTATACCAACACAACCAGTTATTACCGTAAATGGAACAGGGTTAGTGTTGATTAATACCTTTTTAAACGGAACAGTCTCAGACGAAGAGAGTGTGACATTCTACATGACTATTCAAGTATCTCAAACCATTAGCAATGCTTGGAATTATTTTATTATTCCGAATATTGCAGGATTTCAAAGGGCTGAAATTTATAATACTGGAAGCTATCGAATAACTGGTGTTCCAAATACAGGATATGCTCCTGCAAATAGTATGAATATGGAATGGAGTGTCTATTTTAATGGCACATGTTATTTGAATCTACCCAATAGAACTCAAGCTACTCAATATTATTTAAGTTTTGCAGTAAAATATACAAGAAGCTAATATGATTATACTAAAAAATAAAGGAGAAATAAATGATTTGATAATAGGGGACCAATATCTTATACAAGATGTTGTTGACTTAATATCAGAGGCAAGTTCAGGTGAAATAATCGACATTGAACTTTTGCAGAAAGCAGATAAAATTCAAAAAGAATATGAAGAATTAATAAATAAAAAGTTAGAAAAAGATCAAGAAGAAAAGGAAAATAATGGCAAAAGTGAAGAAAAAAAGCTATTAAAGACAAAAAAATGAGTTCATGTTTTAAGTCACCATATTTAGGAATTAGAGGAGGTTGTAGAATCCCTACAAGTGGCGAATATATTAATGATTTAACAGGGATAGAAATAAAAACACTTGTTGGAGTAGCAAAGGATGAAATACTTA